TGTTTAAGAATTACTTATATCTCTATACTTAGTCTTACCATTTTCTTTATACGCTAACAAACATCTTTTTCTATTAGAGTCACCATCTACATAACTAACGTGTACCCAATCAGGTTCAGTATCTGTACCAAATTCCCAAATAAGTTGGTCAAAGTCAAGATTATCTTTAATGTAGTAATACATATAAGAATTAGAAACATAGCCATAAAAATCATCGATATCAATAGCTCTACCTTGACAATGTTGACTTCTACTGCTTCCACCAATTGCCTTATTAAGTTCTTCACATCTAAAAAATGAGTTAATTTTAATTGGGCCATTTACAGCTCTTCTAAGAGGTTCAAATACTTTTTCTGCAATCAGCTCCATATTTTGTAATTCGTAATCATTAGGAGTGTTCTCTATGCCTAAGCGTAAGGCTGTGGCACTTTTAGTAGCTTCTTTATAAGTTATGTGCTTACTTATTTTTGCCATTATCGATTATTCTTTGAACTGTATAGACTATAGTGCAGATAAGAAGAATAATTTTTAACCACAACTCAAGCCCAGTTAAAGAAACCATAAAGGTTATTGAGTTTATAAGGTATATCTTCATATCTGCAATATCCATAGCGTTATTCTTTTATTTCTTCATAAGAACCATCTTCTAGATTAACTGAAATTTTGCCATACTCTTCTTCAAGCTTTTTTCTTAGTTCTAGTTGAGATTCTTCTAGTTTCTTTAGCTCTTCTAATTGAGCATCTTTTTGATTATCAATGTTAATCTTTTGAATAGTTAATACACCAACTGTATTTACTACTTGATTGATTTTACCTTGACTTTCTTTTAATTCTTCTAATTGTTCTTTTGTAATCTTTGACATTTTATTAAATTTATAGTTATTTTACAAATATATGAAATTAATCCCAATCTGGATGTAAATACTCATCAACAGGGTTTTTTATTAATTCAATTTGATTATCTAAAGTATTCTTCATTTCTTTAACATTATATTCTCCTTTAAGCCAATTAATAACATTGTCTTTAGTTAATTCATCATAAGGAATAAATGGGTCCCCTTCATTATATTTAACAGCTAAACAACCTATTGAACTTGCTGATATAGGTTCTTCAGAATCATCTGTTGCAATATAGGTCCAATGAATAGTGTAAATTACATTGTTTAAACCGTCTTCGTGTATTTTAGCATCAAGCTGGTTTATTTTCCAAGTATAAGTATTTGCCATAGTTTTATTTATTTATATTTATTTATATTTATTTATATTTTAACAGCTTCCTACTGCTATTATTAATCCGTTGTTTCCTACTTGCATCCAAGAGCCACTAGGTGAAGGTAAATTACCAGTTGAATATATACCGTAATAACCAGCAGCAGCAACTGTTGTTCCAGTTTGTGTGGTATATGCAGTGTAAATATTTATATTATCTGGCACTAAATTATTTGGGTCAGTATGAAAATATGCTAATGGTTCTGGAATTGCAGCTTGACAAGAATTACTGCTACTAGAAGAGCTATATACATATTGAAACGCAGTTCTAGGTGGGTTTTGGTCGTATAAACTAAATTCGGACATACCTAATGGATTTTCACCATCTGGTCGGTTACTAACTGGATTTGCTAATGCAACTGGTGGATAACTATGACCAGAGCCGCTTGTATTACCACCGCTCAATCTTTGTATATCTGACATATATACTGGTGTAGCTAAATTATAATTAGAATCATAACCAGCACCAGTTCTCTCACGACCAGTTTTAAACATTGATATTTCGTCATCAGCTACATTTGGACAAGGCATAATTATTTACAATTACAATTACAAGGTTTATTTTCTAATTTTTTTATTCTATTTTCAAGCTCTTTTATAGCTTCAATAAATACACCAGCCATATTCCCATAAGCAACTGAATATTTACCCTCATCATCTTGACTAACAACCTCTGGCAATACTTCTAACACTTCTTGAGCTATAACACCAATTTTAGTTGATTTATCTTCAATATCTTTTCTAGTATATGTAACCCCTCTTAATTGTGTAACCTTATTTAAAGCATTATCAATAGTTATAATATTTTCTTTAACTCTCTTATCTGAATAAGCTATTATATCCGCTGACGCTCTAATATCTCCAGTTACATCTAAAGCATAAGATGGTGATACTTTTCTAATACCCATTAAACCAGTATCAGTGCATGTCCAAGATGGATTAGCACCAAAAGTTTTATTCGTTAATGAGAATTTAGTTACACTAGTTCCAAAAGGATTTAAACCCATTATCCATTGTCTAGTGTATGTTGATGTGCCACCAGGTCGACCAGTACCACCAGCACCAAATGCAATTCCAACCTCACCATCATTTGGATTAGCTACATATAACTGTCCCCAGCTACTGTTAGATGTCCTAACACCCATTCTTTCACCCTCAACATTTAATCTTGTACCAGTATAAGTTGCTGTAGTTCCAATATTTACAGCACCTGCGCCAGTAACCCTCATCCTCTCTTGATAAGTTCCGTTACTTTCTAATCTGTAACCAAAACTAGTGTTTCCATCTGCTCCATTAGAGGAAGTATGAAACATACTTAACTCCCTTGAGCTACCAGATAAATCAATACCAAAACCAGCTCTAATAGTGCCGCTTTCATATACATACATTTTTTGACCACCAGCTGGACCTAAACTCAACAAAGCATTTGGCGTGCCAGTTCCAATTCCAAAACTGCCGCCATTATCCATTACAACGTTTCCATCTACTTTTAACCTCAAATTGTAAACATTATTAGGTCCTATATATAATTCGTCGCCACTTGCAGCTCCTAGAAATATAGCATTAGTTCCACCATCTTTTATGTTAAGTTGGCTATTTGCATCAGTATTTACTCTGAAGGCACCTTCTACTTGTAAATTTACGCCTGGATTGTTAGTACCAATTCCAACTAAACCTTCTGGATTAATAACTAAACGATTGACAAGAGTGCCACCAGCGGATGTGTTTGGTGCTGTTTGTAATGCTAAAGCTCCACCCCAATCTGACCTAAAATCAAACCCTGTAATACCAGCAAGATTGTATTCCCCACTATTTGGATTGCTTGCCGAATCATGTTGATTTGTAAACCTTAAAAGCGCACCAGAATTAGTACCAGTATAATCACCAGACAATCTTAATCTTTCTTGGGCGGTTGAATTACCACCAGATAGAGGTCCAATGTGTAAAAGAGTTTTAGGGTCAGTTGTTGAAATTCCTACGTTTCCAGTTCTTAAAACGCACATTTTCTCAGAATAAGTAGTGCCATTATAAGTACCTATACTTAATCTGCCTAAATTACTATAATCAGAAAAATAAATATTATGTTCATAAGCTCCACCACTCATATCTGTACCTAATCCCATCCAAGCATTTGAGTCAGCATCTAACCCATAGGTTTGTATTCTAGGTCCACCATAATAAGCACCACTAACCATAAATGCTGGTGTAGCAGCATTAACTTTAGCTACTGTTAATCTATAATCTGGCGATGTGTCACCGATTCCAACATTACGAGTGGAGCCATCAAAAAAAGCAATTTGATTTTGTTTTCCATCACCAATTCTAAAATCTCTAAAATAAGTTGTCCCACCTTGATAACCTTGATAATTAATCCAAAAATCAGTATTATCAGCATTTTGATTATAACCACTTTGTAATTGATTAGAAATTAATCTTCCAACACCACCTGACCATTGAATTGAACTTTCTACTGTTAAATCACCAGAACTAGCAAGCCGCATTTTTTCCACATAAGAACCATTAGTTTCTAATCTGTAACCGAAACTTATATTTCCAGTAGTTCCATTAGAGCTAGATGTAAATATGCTTAATTCTCTAGATGAACCTGACAAGTCAATACCAAATCCTGACCTAATTACACCAGATTCATAAACATATAGTTTTTGTCCTCCAGTATCGCCTAAACTTAATAATGCGTTTGGATTGTTTGTACCAATTCCAATTTTACCACCATCTCTTTGTAAATATAAATCTCTAGAAGTACCAGCTTGATTTCTTGATTGTATTACAGCTCCAGATGATGTTTGACCACCTATTCTTAGTTGTCCAGTATCGTTTCCAATTACTGTATGCCATACATCATTAGTTCTATAAACTACTAAAGGAGCATCTGGGTTTGTTTTTCCAATTCCGACATCACCATCGGTATCAATAACCATTTTAGGTGAAGCAGAGCCATTTGTAGCAAATTGTATGTTATTACCGCCCTCAGCAAATAAAACAGTGTTAGTAGATGTCCCAGCTCCAGTAATGGTTTTTTCCATATACAAACCACCAGTTTGCGTAGATGTACCATCAAATATAGCCAAGTATTTTGTTCTAATACCACCAGCTGTAAATTTAGATGGATTGACAGAGGTTGCTGTAATACTACCAGTAAAGCTAGCATTTTGAGATGTATCTAATACTAAAGCTGTGTTTGATGTAATTGAGTTTCCACCACTAAAAAATCTTAGTTCATCTTGAGATTTAATATACATTTTTCTACCAGTACCAAGATTGTAAACATAAGTAGCGCCAATCCAATCCACTCCAGTATAACCAGAACCTATGGAGCCAACTACAATTTTATCATCATTGTCATTAAGTATATGTATTTCGCCATATCCACCAGCATCAGTAACAGTATTTTTTAGCTTAACCATTACTTTTTCACTAGTTGTTTGTAATGTACTATCATACCTCACAAAAGTATCATCAATATTACCTAATATATCACTAGCAACCTCAGCACCAGTTCTGTATTTTATAACACCAGAATCGCTAACTAAGAATTTATCTGTATCAGTTGTTGCATTATTTATTGTAGAAATTTTAACTGTACCACTTTCAAAATCGTGAGATGTAGCTCTATACAAGTTAGCACCACTGCTAGCATTACCTATTACCAATGTACCACTTGCGAATATATGGTCACCTTGTAAATACAAACTAGAATTATCACCAGTACAATTTAATTGTAATACAGTGCCATTACTTGTTGAATTTTGTAATATATGTGCTGATGTACCAGAATATGAATTACTTATTAAACCAGTTATATCTAAATCTCCAGTCACATCAACACCACCTAATACTGTTTCTAATACAACACCATTCATGTCATATAATTTAGCAACACCACCAGCAACATATAAACCTTGATTTTGTTCACCAGCATTACCAGTAACACCCCAAACCTGTAAATCGCTTTCAACAGTAATTCTCATACCTTCACCAGTTCCACCAGAATCAGAATGTTTAATGTGTGGTCCATAACCAGATGTAGCACCAGAGCCAAAATATAAAAGCTCATTAACCCTTAAATCTTCAACTTCTGCATCATCAAATATTGCACCTTCAAATTCAACATTACCACCAAATTTAGTTTTGTTTAAAGCATTTCCACTAGCAGTATAAGCAGTTCCACCAGTTGTAGTACCATCTGTATAAGCTGTTGTAAATGTAACTTTTGCAGTATTTTTACTTGTTATGTTGCATTCAACGACTAAATCTCTATTGTCATCATTTGACCTAGCTTGTAATTCAAATGTATAATTAGCAGTTTTATATACTCTTAATAAATTAGCATCTTGCCCATATACAATAGCATTATTATAAAACGGTCCTGTATCACTTCCATTACCTCTGAATGCTACACTATAATATAAAGTATTTAAACCAGCTGTATCACCCCAATTAGTGTTTGGCTGTAATACTTTAACTTCCATTTGTACACCACTATAACCGATACTAGTAACAATAACATCAGCTATTTTTTTCCATGTAGTTCCAGTTGTATTACTATTAGATTCAATCCATCTAAAATTAGTTCCTGTACCACTACCATTAAAGGCATTATTATCTAATTCAGTTCCCTCACCGCCTTGATATGCTATTGTGTTTAAGTATGCATTTCCTGTTAAATCTCCCGTTACATCTCCTGTTAAGTTACCTGTTACGTTACCTGTTAGATTTCCGCTAAAAGTTGGTGCTGTAACTGTACCAAGAGTGCCTATGTTTCCTTGTGTATGATTTATGTATGTTCTAGCTAAACCAGCTCCTATGAATGCTGTAGAGTTGGCTGGAATTGTTATTGCATTAGTAACCACTAAATCAGAATCAATATTTCTATTATAAATACCCCAAGCAGTACTATCGCCCCAATTCATAATCCACATATCTTCAGTATTTGAATTACTTTTGATTGCCGCATTATTTACTGTTGAATTGCCGACATATGTGGTTACAGCTGCTCCTGTTCCAAAATGTGATGAATTACCTCCACTCCATGTTACTAAACCACTAAAATCTCCTGTAGTTGCTTCTAGGCCACCAATAACTAAATTGCCTTTTGTATATCCTGTAGCAGATGTGTTAACAGTAGTTAATGGTTTTTGTGTTAAACCTGTAAACAGTTTAAATTTATCATCACTAGCATCATTAAATAATCCTTTGTATTTAGTTCCACTAGAAGCATATTTACCAAATAATCCAATGTCTAATATATTTGCAGCATTATTTACTGCTAATTGAATTAATGGGTCATCTACTTCTAAATCTACTACGTTTAAATATGTAAGAGTTCCATTGACTGTTAAATTGCCACTGACTTCTAGTTCACCTCCTATTTTAACATTACTAGAAACGTGTAATCCATAACCTGATTGTGGAGTTATTCCTATTCCTATTTGTGTTGTTGAAACATATAGAGGGGCATTATTACCAAAACCATCTGTTAATTGTTTAGCTCCAATAGTTATGTTTCCATTGTCATTAAACTTGACAAGTGACTGATAAGTATCTTTTATTTTATTATTCGATAGTGATGCCATTATCTAAAACAAATTTGTTGTGAATTAAACATTTTTACCCAACTTATTATGTTCATCATCTTTATTCAGTTTTTGTAAGAAAGTATCTAACTTAGCCACATTACTTTCTTTAGGTTTATATGTTTTTATTTTTTTACTCTTCATTAAAGTACCCAAGAATTGAAATTGACATCTTTATCAGGGTACATATCTCCATTTGTAGAAGACACATATTCTGGATATAAAGTGCTATTATAATCCATGTAGTCAACAAATCTTCTAGTATAGAATTCTGCTGTTTCGGTAACTTTAGCTAACATCATTCTCATTTCTTCTAATGAAATAGTTTCTGAGTTTTCACTTCTATGTTTAAATACACCTCCATTGCTAATCTGATACATAGCAAAAGGAAGGTAGGAACTTTGTGTAAACCAAGTAAGCATAGGTTTTACATAATCATCTAGTAATAACTTGTAATCAGAATTACCAGCATCATCTATAGTGCCTGCTAATATCAAAGCTTGTAGTTTTTTATAGAGTAATCCTCCTAAATAGTTTTGAATATGTGTATCTTGAGCTACTTCAATAAACTGTATTAGTTTATCAGCATCTACATTCCCATCTATTATAGATTTCCTTTTTAAATCATTTATTGTTATAAAGAGTGCTTTCTGTGCCATAATTATTTAGTTTTTGGGTAAGCACCTCTGTTTGGCATATCTACTGGTCTAATCTCAACGTCTTTAGGGTTACTTGGTTCCTTAAATCCATCTTGTACAGCATCTGAAGCTTCTACTTCGGTATTTGGTGTTACTTTCTTTTTATATACTTTTCTTTCCCAGAAATGATGACAATTTTTACCTCCTTTGAACTTAAAGAGGTTATATTTCTTTTTATTATGTCCTAGTTCACTATTTAATCCTCTAAATGACATAAGAGTAATATCTTCTTTTCTAAACACTAAGTTTTTTGAGGTAAGAGATTCTAGCTGTCTACAGAATACTCTACTTTTATCTGAGTTTCTAATTGGACCATAAGAATATCTTATTTTATATCCTGAATTGTCTTGACTTGACCTTTTCTCAGGATTAGCATCATTTTCTGATACACTTAATTTAGTTAAATCAAACTCTTCATTATCATCATTGACTGCTTCTGTATGTACAACTTCCCATTCATCAGAAACAACTTCTCCTAGCTCTTCTAATTGACTATATAAGTTTTCTGCACCTTCATCAGATAAATCTAACTCTTCTTGTGAACTTAACTTCTCTCCAGTTTCTTCTTCTCTTTTTACTTTAGTAGAAATGTTTTCTAATTCTGTAAATTCTATTGGTTGTAGAGTTACAAAGTATAAGCTTAAGTATATTTTGTTAAATGCAAGTATTTCATCTAAACCATCTATAATGTTTTGTTGAAATGGTCTAATAACTATATTATCCATAAGGATAGAAGCAGTCCTAAGTTCTTCTGCATTATTTCCAAACCCTGTATTATCTTTTATACCTAATAATATAGGAGAAACAATACCATGACCAAGCATTATTTTTTCCCTGCTTTCGTCAGCCAAGAACTGATA